CAACTTAGAACATTCTAAACAAATATCATTTGAACAATTTTTAGGCAAATAGACGTGACAAAATCTGCATTTTTCTCGGGGAATTATTTCAGTTGTCAAGATTCTAAACCTTCTTCAATTCCTATTTCTTTAATACAATACATGATAGTCTCATTAGCGTTTTTCTTTGCTAGTTTGTTTCGAACCTGGTCAAGCAACGCCCAATAACTAATCGGGATGGAAATTGTTTTGGCTACTTTGGTTTCTTTTTGTGCAGCCTTTAATCTGCGTTCACGTTCTTGTTTGGTTACATAGTCAGGGTTTAATGTCATAATAATACTAAGTCGGTACTTCTATAATAATATATATTATAAAAAATTTTGACTAGTATATACTTCCAGCCCCCTTCTTTTTCGTCCCTAGACCAATACCATATCCCCTAGGAGCGTACTGCGCTGATTCTTCCACGAAACTTTTATGACAAATTCAAATAATCATTAGGTTAGTTAATGGTTATTGTGAGCTTTTCTTGACATTAGTTAGGGTTGAAGCTAGGGTAAGCAGGGTTAAATGTAAGTAATATCTTTATAATTATGGTATGGAAGAGCTTTTATCATCAGCACTTATCCTGGTGGCGTGTATATCTGGCGGTGTTTCCTGTGCTTACATTGCTAGGAATAGGGGTTCTATTAACAAACATAGTAGGCAACGGATTAAAGATTATGAAGCTGACATTAAATATTTAGGTGAAATTAAAAAGGCTGATGCTGCCGACTATAGACAGGAAATTTTAAGGCTTAAAGGAAGTATTAACAAAATGAAACAAGGGACTACAGTAACAGATACAGACATGAAAAACTCTGGTTTAGGTGATGTTATCATGCAATTAATACCAAACAAATACAGAAAGGCTGCCTCTTTCCTAGTTCCACAGGTTGAAGAAGCAGTTAAGAAAGACCCTGCTATAGTTGAACGAATATATGAAAAAATCAAATCCGCTAACACAGCCAATAGTAAACAGGCCCAACCTGGAGTTGAAGCTGAAGCAGTATCTACCCTGTGATTTATGCGCTGATACGGTTACAGGCATTCCTCATGGTATTGTAGGAACAGTGGACTCACAGACCAACTCTAACAAGATTGACCCTATCTATAATACAACTATTGATTGCCCTAAATGTAAAGGTGAAAAATATAATTGGGTTTAAGCCCAATACCACTTATCATCTATTCCACGATAAGTTTTAGGTTTTTTCTTACGTCTTTTTACAATTTGTGAAGAAGATAATGGCATTAGAAATTCCACGCAGAATCAGTCTTTTTACGCCTAGAAACACGTCTTTTAAGACCTGTGTAGGCCCTACGACTCGTGCGCCTAATTTGACCTTTACGTGTAGAACGTTTTCTTTTTGTTGACTTAGATTTTTTTCGTTTTTTAGTGGTTCGGGGTTTGCCTCTTAATCTACGCATTTTTGCACCCCAGGCTTTAGCAGCCTTTGAACCTTTCTTCAATTAGCAGCACCAAAACCGCCACCGCGTGCGCGCTGGCTTCCTAAACTCGATATGTTTGCACCACCACCTGGTGAAGTAGATGGACTCCTACTAGGTGTAGATGAATCACTTACACTGGATGCCGTAATAGTAGCGGAAACAGGTCTTGAGATATTACCTGGATTGGCTGTTTCGACTTGGCTTTGATTAACTGGCCCAACACCCGCAGCGGTTCCAGCATCAGAAGTGAATACTAAATCTCTTAAAGTGAAAAGGGGATTGAACAATTTCGAAGCACCTATACCAATAGATTCTAAGGACTCCCCTATACCTGAACCTATTGCCGATATACCTAGACCAGTTTCCTGTAATGCTCCACCAGTGGCGGATGCAGAACCAGGTCTGATTAAGGTATTGAGAAGAAAAGCACCAACAAGACCAAGAGCTAAATAGCTGCCAATCTTGCCAATAACCATATATTATAAATTAAGGAATACTTATTAAGTCATTCTCTATTCTTAGAATGTAGAATGGCATTTAAATTAAAAACAGGTAAAACAGTTAACAAGATTCTAGCGGGTGCAGGAATTGCAGCCTTAGGAACCGTCATACTTGGAGCAATATCCCCAAATATGGCACAAGGTACAGTGGGTAAAATAATTCCAGCAGCAGCAGCATTTGGCATTGGTGGTATAGAATCAGCAATAGGTGCCGTAGCAACATCAGTTGTACAAGGTTCAGACCGAGCTTTTACCGGTTCAAACTCAATGGGTAACTTACAAGAGGATAGTCTATAATGGCAGTTCCACTTATGAGAAGTTATACGACACCAGGTTTAGCCCTTAACGTATTTGGCCCTTCTACAGACGATATTACAGGTCTTACTATACAGCAGTTAAACCGAAGTAACAATATCTTAGACTGTGTAAATAATCCAGACCCACCAGGTGCAGCAGCATATCAAACTAACGTTTTAGTAAACGGTATACAATCAGGAGTATCAAACTTTTCAGTAGCCAGTTCAGCAGCAAGCGCGGGTCGTGTGGTCTTTGGCCCAATTCCTGTAAGTGTTGGTGGTGCATCTGGTGGAAAACAATTAAGCTTTTCGTCTGGGCAAGTAGCCACAGGTGGTGGTATTGCAGCATATTCATTTTTAATGAAATACGCAAATCTTTTCTAAGGTGGCTTAATGCCTCAAATAATTCAAGGATACCGAGTTACGGTAAAACCAAATGATACAACAGCAGAGTCTACTTTTGTTTCTGATGTCGTAGCAGCAGGAGCAGGAGCAACTACAATTCATTACCCAACATTATACAGAAGTATAGCAATTTCAGTAGCAATTAAAAATCAGGATGGAACAAACCCATGCACCTTTTCAGTAAACGGTCAACCTGCAATTTCTCTAAGTGCAGGTGCAGACCAAAACATAAACGGTCAAAATGTGGTAAGTGTTCAAGTTACACCAGGTGCAGCGGGCACTACAGACCTCTTGGCACAAGTGACCCCAATGTATCTTTCAACAGAACAGGCCAGATTTAATAGAGATAGAGGTTAAACAATGGGATTTAGCGGTGGCGGTTCTAATATTCTTAAGGCTCACAAACATGATGGAACCGTATCACAAGATGGCGGCGCTTTAGATGCAGACAATGTAACTCAAATGTCACTAAATTCTGGTGATTTGATTTTTTCAGACGGAGTACATTTACAACGTTTAGCTATAGGTTCTGTTGCAGATTCACTAACTGTTTCAGCAAGTAACATCCCTGCATGGGGGGCGGGGGGTGCATCTGGTTCATGGATAGAAATTGCAAATCAAGATGGCGGTGATTCAATCGACATAGGCGGAGCAGCCTCAACAATATTTGACGATTACAAATACGTTAAAATGATTTGCGATTACAAACAAACCGGAAATAACTTTACCGAATTTCAATTTTATGATAGTGGTGGAGTAGTTACAAATAACCAAACTTTATTCCAACAGGGTGAAAATACACCAGTCTGGAATCCATATTCAACCACTACAACTACTAACCGAATGGGTTACGCTGAGGCAGGAAACGTCATGATGCATGAAATTGTTTGGCAAATTAACACCAGTGGTACTCATCAATGCGTTATGTTTAACACAAACGCAAGTGCAAATAATGTTCCAGGTCAATTTAGCGGGGTGTGTTGGATTAACACTTCGAATCGTCTAACTGGAATAAAATATTCTGGATTGTCAACGATTACTGGTGGAACGGCAAGCTATAAAGTTTTAGGTTTAACTTGATAAAAAAAATAAAGGGATTTTTTAAATTCCTTCTTTCAATTTTTTATAATAAGAAATAATTATTTGTTATCTTCTTGGGTTAGCAATAATTCTATATTGTTAAGGCGTTGTTCTAAACTTTCTATTACATCATGATGTGATTCTATCAAAGCGGTTTGTGATTTACACAGTTCGTTCAAATTTTTTATCCACTTGTATAATATATTCAAATCACTTTCGATTATTTCCATTTTCATTTTAAAACCAACCTTTAATTTTTCTGTAGATTTTTGAATTACGCAACTTAGAACATTCTAAACAAATATCATTTGAACAATTTTTAGGCAAATAGACGTGACAAAATCTGCATTTTTCTCGGGGAATTATTTCAGTTGTCAAGATTCTAAACCTTCTTCAATTCCTATTTCTTTAATACAATACATG